ATAAATCTAGTTGCAGTTCCAGCATGTATAGTGACACAGTTGCCATTTGTGCCTACTGCATCCGATCCTGTGCCAGCTTTCTTTCGGGTATCGAGAACGATAACACCAGTTGCGGAGGTCGTTTTGGCAGTATCATCAGCAGTAGATACCCCCGAAACCTTTATGCCAACTGTTGCCTCGCTGATACCACGCATTCTCAACCCAGCAGCAGTGTCATGTTCTCGCATAAAAAACCCGAAGGTATCGGTCTCGGCAAATCCAGTCACCCCATGAGCTGTCTCAGAGGACTTAAAAGCTAGTATTTCATCGGTTTCATCATTCTGATTTATAGTGAGACCTAAAGTCATTTTTGCGTTAGCGTTGTCATTAATAAATACACGACCTTTAGTATCTATTCTGACTCTTTCTGTCGTTGCCTCAGCATCGTCAGCACTAGTGCCAAGGACAATCCTTCCTGGCATAACACCAGTCCCAGGACTGCCGTCCACCTCAAACTTTATTTGAGCCGCTATAGACTCAATGTCTGTTCCATCATCGCCATATGCAGTTATAGTGCCAAGAACTTCATCGTCTGTGACAACGGTGTGAGATCCAATCGTCGCATGTCCCCCTTTAGCAAGAGCAATGGTTGGGGCCGCTGCAACGGTGGCAGTAGTTGAGAATGTCGCTAGTAACATCGAAGAGTCTGCTGCCGTGGTTCCAAGTATCTGAAGTTCGGGAACAAGATCAGTTCCCCCGTCAGTGCTAACAGTCTCTTGTCCCGTATGCCCTACAATCAATCCGAATCCATTGGCAATAAGCGCGTCTCCACCATCTACTGTCAGAGTATTGGCTGCATGAGTTAACGTGACATCACCATTATTCCAGTTAACTACACCAGCAGACGCAAGAAACAAATCACTCCACATAAGTGAAGTAGTTCCAAGTGCTCCCCCATCAGAGGAGGGCGGAGAAAATGTCCCACTTGAAGCCCCGGGTGCTCCAGCATGTCCAGATATAGACGATCCCTGTAAAACCATCTCTTCTCCTACTGACTCGTTCTGATATGAGTAACTTGAAGAGTGTCAGTGCCTGATGCCAATATAACCTCAAAGGCACCCACTTTTCTACGATCTATACTAAAACTATACTCAGTGCCTTTACGGAAATACCCTCGATTAGCATCTTTATTAACACTCCATACCTCATCTATCTCTGTATCGGAGTCTAATCCAGCCCCCCATGCTAGTCTCATCCAGTAACCATATGTAGCGGGCGCATCTGTAGCACTAAATATCCCTTGAGGTCCCCCCAGAGAGGCGGGCTTCCAGTCAGACGGAGCCGTCCATGTGATATCACCTGTCTGTGCAAGCGTGGCCCCACCAGAAGCCGTTCCATCAGTGGGGGAAAGGTTAGCCCAACTATCGTCGTTCTTTCGGTATGTCGCAGCCACGGTTGCCGAGGTGGCATTGGCTGATCCTATGACGATATGAACTCCACCAATAATGTCATAGAAACACAGGTAGAGGAAATCAGAAGTGGTCGATGAATCTAATAGAGTTCCAGAGCCGTTAGTAGCGTTTCTGTCCCTAAAGGCAGATGGAAGATCTATAGTTCCCGTCTTGAGGTATTCTGCACCAGAATCAGCAGATTCATCATAGAACACCGCATCTAGTAGGTGGGGGTTCAAATGCAACCGGAAGTCTGTAGACGGGTTGTATAGAACCAACTGATGAGTGCTAGGAAATAGTCCTAGACTAGCCCTAGAAGTCGATAAACTTAGAGTTTCACCCTGTACACGGGTTACTCCCGCTGGATAAACAGCAGACAAAGCAGTGCTCCTTTCGTTCGTTCGTTAGTTAACGGAGCAATTAGTTGTGGCCCCCTATAAGGCCGGGGGCCAAGGCAATTACGCTAAGTCCTCCGTTAGTACGCTGGTTGAGTTACACGCCACTTGTGCCACTGAAGGGTCCGAGAGGCACTACCAGTTCGCGCCTGAACAAATGCCCACGGCGTGAGTCCTGTACCACCCTCAATCCCTGCGTTGCCACCATGAGCTGCAACCTTAGATCCGTTAATAAAACCTTCTACGTTATCCCCGGTCACACGAATTGCAAAACGGTAGGTGGTATCAACAGCCGCCGCCTGAATGTCGTGCGTTGAGACTACCGTGCCGCCTTTTGCAGACACAAACGCAATGTTTGCGTCATCGTCCGTATCAAAAACAAATACTGCGAAACTTCCTGCGGTGGCAGACGTTGTTGCTGCCTTTTGATTCACCGCCCCGGCATCATCGTCAGCATCAGATAGCCCTACCTCGAACTTCATGGTAGTGATAGCGGCTGGTGTTCGAACAATAAACTCTGCTAGACACCCACGATCACCAGTAAAGTGCATACCATACCCTTGACCGGCATAGCCATCATTGGCCGTTCCCGATACAAGGTCCAGGTACTTGTTAGCATTGTGCTCAGTAAACGTAACCGCTGCCGATGTACCATTGGTCTTGGCTCCGGGATACTCGTCCACTATTGCATCACCACCGAAACTATCTTCTGTAACTGTGTAGTCAAAGCTACTAGGGATTACGATGTCCCGCAGTGGACCAGACCCAGTAAATCTTTGAATATCGCCGTCAGACGGGTATGGAATTGGAAGACCCATATCCCTACTCCTTTAACTTCATTCCCTGCTTTAAGAGTGATGGAACCGCTTCATCTGGCACACGGATTATTACATCCTTGGGCCGTTTTCGGCACCACGCTCGTATGCAATAACGCTTGAGATCCTTGTCACGAGGGTCCTTCCCATACTTGACCTGTCTCGGAGACTCGATATCAAGGACAGTATACCCCATACTTTCAAAAGCGTTTCCTGCCTTACGCATGTACTTGTCAGCATACTCCATCACCCTTTCGTGAGGTACGCTAATCGGCACGTCATAATGAGCGTGTTCAAGCGTGGCACCATATTTCATAGGGTTAATTACCCCATTTGAACTACTTGCCGTCAAGCTCGTTGCCAAATGTCTCTTTAACCATCTTGTGACCGTATACGGCATAACCCGCTACTTCACGGAAGATACCATCAGCGATGTTAACTCCCTCAACGAGCGTTATACCCTTCTGCATCGCAAACGCAATAGCCTCTTGCTGGAAGGCCCCGTTTTTCTTGCCGGCAGTGCCAGCTTCAAGGTTGTTGGACATGTATACGTTCCAACTAAGTATAGTACCCAAGAACCCAGGACCATGCTCCGTGATGTTCCCAACGCTACCAGAATATAACTGGTTGCGAATCGCCTCGATTCCCATCAAGGAACCGCGAGTTGCAGGACTAATTACTAGAGAACGCCCCTCCATAGGAGCATTAACGTTGTTGATGTTGGTCTCACAACTAACTAAATCGTCATAGGTGACATCGATATTGTCAGTTCCAACTACGTTGGTCGTGAATCCGTCGATGCCATTAGAGTTGTCAGAGCCTAGCTCGGAATCAACCTGAAGGGCAATTGCCTGTCCGATACCGTCTGTTAGGAGAGGCTCATAAATAGCCGCAGTCTGAACATTCATTTCAACCGGCATACGATAAGCCTTGTATGCCATCTGGTTGACTGCTAACTGCGTCTGAGACTCAGTAACGGCGGTAAAGGTAAGCGATGCACCAGTACCAAAGGTAGATCGTTTGGTTGCTGAAGAATTCTGGCTGAAGTTAGGGATGTTTACCGTGTCCCCATCACCAACTCCTATCTCCGGTTCCCATCGTCGATCCATAAGATCGGGAAGAATCACATTGGAGCGATAGGTAATGCTAGCCAATGTGCTCCATTGTTCTGGCAAATAAGTTGCCATCGTGGTTGCTGTCATATCAGCCATTTCGGATACTCCTATAGCTGTCGTCGGTTCTCCGACAATTGTTTGCGTATTTCTGCTTTCTGTTTGGCAAGGAAAGAAAGGTCAGCAGGTTCTTTACCCCAAATGGAATCCATGTTGGAGCTTCCGAACACTGCACTCCCAGAGGCCCCTGGAGCAGGGATGGACGTATCCTCTATACCTGCTTCCTCTAATGCCTCTTTGCGACCTCGTTCCACTTCTTCCTTTATCCTTTTCTCTGTGGACTCTTCACGCTTCTGTGCTCGAAGCACGTCCGCTTTTTTAGATATCCTCACCACCAATGATGCGGCTGTAGTAAGGGCCAAGGCTGGATCGTCAGACTTAAAGGCCGCTTCCCATTGAGCAGCCTCGTCACTAAACATTGGGTCCTTCAGTGAAGCTAACGGTACTCCGTCATCTCCTAGTAATGCATCTTCCATCGAAGCAACCATACCTTTAAGTCGCTGTGATGTCAGAGCCACTCGACCCGCGTGTTCACTTTTCTGTCGGATCTTACTTGCCTCTTCAGGGAAGGATTCGAGACTATTCTCAGCGATTGCATTCATCAATACGCTTGAGGTTTCGCTGTTACTACGAACCTCAGTTTCCATCCCATCAAGCCGAGTTAGGATCTCCTCTATATTGGATGCTCTTTCTCCAAGTGCTTTAGTTCTACCGCGCTCGGATTCTAAGTCCTTAGTGACTTTTTCCAGTTTAGTTTCTAACGCCAACACCTTGTCTGCTTCAGTAGCTTCTTCTGGCTTTGGAGAGTCATCCCCTACAGGAGTCGTCAGTTCTTCGGCCTTCGTAGCTTCATTCGCTGCCTGTACCATGCCTTCCTCCTTGAAGTTGTTTTCTAAAGTCGCCTTACAGGTCATCTAGAAAAGTTATCCAAAAAGAAACCGCCCAACGTTATGGCTTACTAGAAGCGACGTGGGCGGTTCAAATGGAACCTTATTAAACTAATAGATGTTTACACTAGCTGGGACTGGTATGTCAAGTGATATAGCTACATGAGTCTTACACTTGGGACACCTACGATTGAAAACTATCCTGCCTTTTGCACTTATCACACCAAATAAATAACGGCAATTAGGGCATCTTACCTGCAGGCCAGAGGTCACTGTGCGGTTTCTGCATTGAATGTTTGTTCCCAAAATGAGTAATAATAACCATCTGCATCAAGGTCAAAGAA